ATCAGTGCTGAATCGCATCTGCAAGAAGCTGCGCCAATGGTCCTTGCAAGACCGCAGAACGGCTCTAGAGGCAGCGATCACCTCTGGTTGGGGTGATGTGTTCCCACCGAAAAAACAAGCCCCTTGCGGCGGCTCTCAGAGCACTGTTGATTGGGATGCTCTTGACAACGTGTCCTTTTTCCAGCAATAGCCATGCGTGCTCAAATTTTTCAAACCAGCCTTCGCGCACTTTCTGCTCTCTTGCCCTACGGCAAAAAATTGACTGATGAAGAGGTTCAGTTCATCTGGATGCTTTTACCTCAAGTCGTCAAAGACACGGTGACTGATGACATGTGGGGGTATGCCTGCACGCAACGTCGTCTTGACCCAAATCCAAACAAAGAATTAAGCCTTGACCTACAAATCCTTTCTTACATCTATCGTCGCCGCGATGGTCTTCCTGCTTTTGATTGGGGCTTGAAACAAGACCTTCCGCAACGGATGGTTTTGTCCAGTCAATTCCATCAAGACACGGCATCATTGCCATCGACTTCAGACCATCAACTGCCACCAGTTTCCAATCCCATCCTTCAGTCATTCAATGAAGCAAGCATTCAATCCTGAGGCCGTCTGTCAAATTCTTCGCGACGGCATCGATAAAGGCTATTGGACTATTGAGACTCTTGATAATCCATCACCTGGTTTCAAAATGAACCTCGCCGTTCGTCATCAGGAATTCCCCACGGGTTATCACGGCGTTCGTCACAAAAACTTGCTGCGCGATTCATGAAATCTGACACATTCAAATCCAATGGTCTTTACATCGAACGACGCGAAACACGCGAAGGCCCCTCGCCCTACTTTGTCGTTTGCTACAGAAACACTGCACGCATTGCTTCAGACGTCAAAGCCGTTAAGCGCGTTCTTAAGCTCGGCAGAGGCACAGAAACACTGCAACAACTCAATGATTGGCTGGAAACTTTTAGCCCGAAAACTCTGGCCGTCGAAATTCAACAGCAGCAATCAACGGAGCACGTTGCAGATGCTGCTTAACAACATGTTCGACGTCTCTGAACGTCAAGAGCCAGTCGTTGATATGCTTGCTGATCTGCTTGACGAAGCTAAAGCAACGGCTGCTGCAATTTCTGACAATGCAATCGAAGAACAACGTCCAATCCCTTTGGACTTGCTACGATCCTTCAACAATGACCTTGAACGCATCAAGGCTCACTTACTAACTGCCGTAGATGTCCCTGAGAAGATTCACCCTTCGTCTTGATGAAAAAGACATTGAAATCATCGACAAACTTGCCAACGAACAAAACACCACCCGCGCTGACATCATCCGTAATTCACTTCAGCAAAAAGCAATCACTACTGATTCTTTGCACAAAGTGACAACTGCCATTCGTAAACGCTTTCATGGCATCTTCACTGCACAACAAGCAGAACAAGCCGCAGCAATCGCAATCTTCACCATCGCGTCGGATCAGCAACAAAAAACTGCGTAGCATCCTCAACACTTACAACGACTATTTCACGTCGTTGTACTTTGATCGCCTCAACCCTCAACCCAAAAACATTGGCAAAAATCACTGAAGTCAAATCTGACTATCGCGGCGGAAACAAGCCTCCATCACGCATCAGAATTCAGCCGCCTAAAAAACGAATCAAGCTTCAGCCGTCTACCAAAGGTTTCGCATCATGAGCAGCAGCTATTTTCACGATTGGATCAGTGACATTGCTCCGCAAGCAATGCAACCCGTGCTACCCGAAGCGCAGGACACCGAAGCAATGATGGATCGTGTCATCCTTCTAGAACTTCTCTATCACCTAGACAAACGTCACGATCAACGGCACCCGCAGCACAACACTTACACCGGCCTCTGGCAAAAATTTCAAGACAATGGCAACCATCTCTGAAAAGTACATCGGCGACCGCGAAATCCACACTTCACCACGCGGCGCTAAATACATCATCGCCGACGATGGCCGCAAGCTCTACATCAGCAAAACAGACAAAACCTACCGTCGTAGCTTCAAACCTCGTCCTGGTGCATACGCACGCTTCTTAGATTCGCAAAAACCTCTATAGTCAAAGCAATAATTAAAGCTGCATGGCCCGAAAAGGCATAAAAGCAGAAACTAATTTGCGAGTCGCTGAATGCGTTCGCATTCTTGCTAATGGTGGCAAGCGTTCAGATTGTCTTCTATACGCTTCAGAACACTGGGGTGTAAGTGATCGTTCTGTCGATTCCTACATAAAGCTTGCACGCGAACAAATGAAAGCAGACTGGGATTTAGAACGCCCTCAGATGGTTGCCGACTTGCTGTCGCAATGTTCAACCTTGCAGATGGAAGCACGGCAAAAAGGACATCTCAGCGTTGCCTTGGGCGCCATCAACACCGCAGCCAAACTCGCACAACTCGTTTCATGACTGAAGAATTTTGGTATGAACCGACTGAAGATGACATGTACCGCGTGTGCATGAAGATCGATGGTGTGACGGCATGTTGCACAGTGTCGTCGATGCACCTGATTGATGAGAAGCGATCGCAACTGCGCGGTGCGTGTATGCGTCAGTCTTATCAAGCCTTCGATGTCGATTCTTGATACTGCGCCGATTGGGCATGTCCTTGGTGATGCAACATCGCTAGATGCAGACGAGCTGTTAAATCGCATCAAGTCTGATCTTCACCCAGGCCAGCTTGACTTTGTATCAGATCAAGACTCGCAGATCTTGGCAATATCAGCCGGATACGGTGCAGGCAAAACCCGAGCACTATGCGCCAAAACCCTTGCGCTAGCCATTGCTAATCAGGGCTTCATCGGTTGCGTCATGGAACCAACTGGCCCGTTGATTCGTGACATCTGGCTGAATGACTTCGACGACTTCCTAGAGCAATACGAGATACCGCATACTTTTAGGGCATCACCATTGCCGGAATACGTTTTGCACTTGCCCGGTGGTGATACAAAGATCTTGTGCCGCAGCTTTGAAAACTACCAGCGCATCATCGGCCTGAACCTTGCATTCTGCTGTGCTGATGAGGTGGACGTTGTAAACACCGCGATCACATCAAGAGCTTTCCCCAAGATTCTTGGTCGCTTGAGATCCGGCAATATTAGACAGTTTGCGGCAGCATCCACGCCAGAAGGCTTTAAGTGGTTGTATAACGAGTTTGGGGCTCCGGATGCGCTCAAACGTCCAGACCGAAAGCTCATCAAGATGAAGACAGTAGATAATCCACATCTGCCGCCTGACTTCATTGAACGCTTAAAAGCTAACTACGACCCGAGCTTGCTCAAAGCGTATCTTGACGGTGAGTTCGTAAACCTGAACACAGGACAGGTTTATGACAGATTTGATCGCGAGAAGCATGTCATCAAATCATTTGATGCTGGCAATGAACCTTTGCATGTTGGCGTTGATTTCAACATCGGAAACATGAGTGCGGTGATCGCAGTACGCACACCAGATAAGCTCATAGTTATCGATGAAATTAGTGGTGGTCATGACACGGATTTCATCGGGCAAGAAATTAAAAGACGCTATCCCCACCGTCAGTTATATGCCTACCCTGACGCATCTGGCGGAAATCGAAGCACGAACGCCAGCAGAACCGACATCGAAATTTTGCAAAGCTACGGATTCAGCAATCAATCAGAAAGATCAAATCCTCCCGTGCGCGATAGGGTGGCTGCTGTTCAAGCTGCTTTGGAAAACGGGAAAGGACAAGTAAGGGTGCAGATCACGGAGAACTGCAAGCGCACGATCGAATGCCTAGAACTGCAAAGCTACACGGAGAAAGGTGAGCCTGATAAAGATGCAGGGTACGATCACATGAACGATGCCATCGGTTACATGATCTGGCGTTTGTTTAATCCACTACATGCAAGAGCAGGTCGCGGAACTGGCATCAGAATCTACTAGACAAAGCGTTAAACAGAAGGTAACTTTGGGTCTGTTCACCTTTGTTCATTGAACATGCTTGAAGGCGCAGACTTGATTGCTAAGACTAAAGCAATGGCTGATGCTTCCCGTTCTGATCTTGTTCGGGAATGTGGCTACGTCACGATTAAAGAAGACGGCACCGAACGGCTCAACTTCGTCACCTTTTACGAAGCACTGCTAAAGGCAAAAGGCGTTGACCTGAAGCCTAAAAAGCGCATGGGCCGCAAGCTCACGCACAAAACCAAGGTGCAATCTGATGGCAAAGTGATCGTGGGTAGTGCCTACATCGAAGGCATGAACCTTGATCCTGGCACTACGTTTGACATCAAGGTGGGCCGCAATAGCGTTGTTCTAACTGCTGCAGGCGCAGACTAAACTAGGAACATCGACTTGCGGGATTAAGGCGGTGTATTCTGGTTTTTCACATTATGACCGGCAATTATTCGCCAAGGTCTCGCAAGTCAACGATCCAAATGCAGCGTGGGTAAATCAGCAACCACATTGGATGTTGATTGAGGATTTGATGGGCGGCACTTATGAAATCAGGCGTCGTCATCGTCGGTATTTGCCACAAGAACCGCGAGAACTTGATGAATCGTATGACCGCAGGCTGAGCACTTCAATTTGCCCGCCGTATTATCAGCGGCTTGAACGGATGCTGGCTGGAATGCTTACACGCAAACCAGTTCGTCTTAATGACACATCCGATCAGATCCGTGAGCAGCTTTTCAACGTTGATCTAGCTGGTGCAGATCTCAACGTTTGGACGTATGAAACAGCACGCAAAATGATCCGTTACGGTCATGTTGGTGTTCTTGTCGATGCACCGCGTGATGGTGGCAGACCTTATTGGAGTTCATATACCCCACGCGATATTCTTGGCTATCGCACTGAAGTAATCGACGGCGAGCAACGTCTAACGCAGCTTCGTTTGTCTGAAACTGTCATTCTTCCTGATGGCGAATACGGCGAAAAGCAGGTTCAACAGGTAAGGGTGCTAACTCCAGGTGAGTTCAAGGTATTCCAACAAGATGAAAAGAAAGGTGATTTCCGCATTGTTGACGAAGGTCGCACAAGCCTAAATCGCATCCCGTTTGCTGTTGCTTACGCAAACAAGGTTGGCACGTTTGAATCTCGCCCACCGCTAGAAGATATTGCACAATTAAACCTTAAGTCTTATCAGATTCAATCTGATTTAGACAATCAGCTGCATATTTCGGCAGTGCCGATGTTGGCCTTTTTTGGGTTCCCTTCTGCAGCAGAGGAAGTTACTGCTGGCCCTGGCGAAGCAATCGCGTTTCCTGCTGATGGACGTGCGGAATATATTTCCCCGCCATCTGATGCGTTTAAGTCATTGTTTGAACGACTGCAGCAGATTGAGCATCAAATCAATGAACTAGGTTTGTCTGCTGTGCTCGGCCAAAAGCTAAGTGCTGAAACAGCTGAGGCTAAGCGCATTGATCGCAGTCAAGGTGATTCCACGATGATGGTGATCGCTCAAAACATGCAGGACATGATCGACAACTGTCTGCAGTATCACGCTGAATTCCTTGGCGATCGTCAACCTGGCAGCAGCTATGTGAACCGCGATTTCCTTGGCACCAGGCTGGAGCCGCAAGAAATTCAAGCGCTGTTGCAGCTTTACACCGCCGGGACCATCACCCAAGAAACCTTGTTGATGCAGCTCAGCGAAGGGGAAGTGCTCGGCGATGACTTCGATGTAGACGGCGAACTAGAGGCAACGCAAGCTGGTGGCCTGATTGATGTTGGTGTTGGTGACATGCCTTCCGGTGAAGACGCACAAAATGAAGAAACAAGCTTCATTGAGGAAGATGCGGCATGATGAGTTAAGCGGCGTGGATGCCATGGAACCGGACACATCAGAGAAGTACAGCATCCATTACGTTCAGCAAGAATTGCCCCATCGACTGTTTGCCATTGTGCGAATGCAGTGGCGTTCAGAACTTGGGATTGAGATCGTTGACGAAGTGAAGCTGGTTGACGAAGGGTCTGACACGATTGCAGGCTTTTCGGAGCTAATGCACAAAGCAATGGATAACGGCGCCGAAATTTCCATTATCTCGCCTTACGATCCAGAAGATATTGGATTGAATGAATAATGAGTACGCCAGAGTCGTTATACCGAAACGCGATTGATTTAAATCGCTATAGCAACAGCGTTGCTCGGAGAGTTATCAATGCATATAACGACATTATTTTGGATGCCGTTAATCAGCTTCGTGCTATTGATGATCTTGACGAATCATTCAAGGCTGCGCGACTGCGATCAATTATTGCTCAGCTCAAAGAATCATTAGGAACTTGGGCGGGTGACAGCACTGAACTAACAGCGCTCGAACTGCAAGGGTTGGCTGAACTGCAATCTGAATTTGTAGAAGAACAACTTAAGAAAGCATTGCCACGCGGTAGTCGCAACATTGTTCGCAGCGTTGAGATCAGCCCGCAATTTGCTCAGTCTGTTGTCGTAGCAGATCCAACGCAGATTAATGTTGTTGCATTGTCAGATGATTTATTTGCTGCAGTGCAAGGCGCACCGCAAACGTTCAGCTTGACTGCTGCACAGGGTGCAATCATTACCTTGCCAAATGGTCAGGTTGTGCAAAAAGCGTTTCGTGGTATCGCTGAAGATCAAGCCGCATTGTTTGGGCAAGTGGTGCGGCAGGGATTGTTGACTGGGGAAACTACTGATGAAATTGCAAATAGATTAAAGGGCAGGCTTCGTTATGGGCAGCCCGGAAGCGTCAAAGAAATTGCCAAAAAAGGCGGTCAAGCCACAACGGTAGCGAATAATCAGGTTATCGCTTTGGTGCGAACTAGCATCAATCAGGTTGCCAATGCTGCATCGCAGCAAGTGTATGAAGCGAACCAAGACATCACGAAAAAGTATCGCTATGTCGCAACGCTTGACACTCGCACTTCTGCCATTTGTCGTGCTCTAGATGGCAAAGAATTTGAATATGGCAAGGGTCCGACACCACCGCAGCACTTTAATTGTCGCAGCACAACGGTCGCAGTAATTGATTATGAGGAGCTGGGTTTTATCCCACCACGCGAAGGCAAACGCGCAGCCGAAGGTGGCATGGTGCCAGCAAATGAAAGTTACGGGCAATGGCTGGCTAAACAACCAAAAGCAAGAAAAATAGAAGCCCTAGGAAAATCCAAAGTTGCATACTTCGACAAGCTTTCCGCTAAGTATGGCCCAAAGGACGCAATCGCAAAACTTGTGCGTGACGATGGCTCTGAAGTCACCCTGGCACAACTTCGCAAGCGTTACGGCAAACTAGACTGAAGCAACGGCAATAAATCAATGCCCAGTCACTACGGCCACAAAATGCCGAAAGGCAAAAAGAAGAAAGGAGCCAAGAAAAAGTGAAACGCGGTGATCGTGTCAGCTGGGTCTATCAAGGCAAGCGCACTTATGGTGTCGTGACCAGCATCGCTGGTGAACGCGCCATGATCAAAGGCCCAACTGGTGGCAACGTTGTGCGTGTCGGCACTAAGGATGATCCTGTGGTTCGGATCAAATCTGAATCAACGGGTAATCCCGTACTGAAGCGCGAATCACAACTGCGCAAAGCTCCGAAGCGTAAATGAGCATTACATATCGCGGCGAAACTTTTGAGGGTTACAACAAACCCAAGCGGACGCCAAAGCATCCGAACAAATCGCACGCGGTACTTGCCAAAGAAGGCGACAAGATCAAGCTAATTCGCTTTGGGCAACAAGGCGTTTCAGGTTCACCACGTCGCGAAGGTGAATCAAAGGCCGCAAAAGCACGTCGTGCTGCATTTAAATCGCGTCATGCAAAAAATATCGCTAAAGGCAAGATGTCAGCAGCCTTTTGGGCAAATAAAACTAAATGGTAGTAACATTTAAATGAAAACGTACCCTACGGGTTTTTCATGTCTGACGAGCAAATTCAAGAGGTTACGCCTGTTGAAACGCAAAGCAACGGCGAAATTGACGCACTAAAAAACAGCATCGAAGCTCTTGAGCGTAAAAATCATGAGCTAATCGGCAAGCTGAAAAAAGCAAAGTCCATCCCTGAGGATGTGAATGTTCAAGAACTTCTGGACTTTAAGCGCCAAGCCGAACAGTCAAAGCTTGAATCAGAAGGCAAGTACACCGAAGCGCGACAAGCTTTGGAGCAGCAATTCCGTGAGGCGTCGGCGGAAAAGGACAAGCGCATTGCAGAACTTGAGGCCAGAGTCCGGGAACTTGAATTGATCAGCCCAGCAGTTTCTGCCCTAGCAGACATTGTGCATGATCCTGATTTGGTGTTGAAGACCAAGCTGTCTGCCGACAAAATTCAGCGCGAAGCTGATGGCACTGTTGTTGTCGTCGATGGTTACGAGCGCAGGCCTGTTGCAGATTGGGCGAAATCATCACTGCCCGAATGGATGCAAAAAGCACCGAAGCCACAAGGATCTGGTGCGCCAGCAGGTCGCAGCACTGGTGCAATTCCAGCCGGCATGAAAAATCCATTTGCCAAGGATAGTTTCAACCTTACAGAGCAATCACGCCTTTATCGGACTGATCGGGATTTGTACGAAAGTATGAAAGCCGCCGCAAGTCGTTAATATTATTACGAGGCAAAGCTACGCGGAGCCAAATCGGGTTACGCCCATCCTGTAAACACTTTTTATTGAGGTAATTGTCATGGCGGCAACCGTACGCTCTGATGTAATCATCCCTGAGATTTTTACGCCCTACGTCATTGAGCAAACCACCCAACGTGATGCCTTCCTGGCTTCCGGTGTGGTGCAGCCTTTGACTGAACTAAACGCTTCCGAGTCTGGCGGCGATTTCGTCAACGTTCCTTTCTGGAAAGCAAATCTTTCTGGCGACTTTGAAGTTCTGTCAGACAGCTCTTCCCTGACTGTCGGCAACATCACTGCTGATAAGCAAGTTGGTGTTGTGCTTCATCGTGGTCGTGCTTTTGAAGCTCGCGATCTTGCTGCTCTTGCTGCAGGTTCTGATCCCATGGCCGCCATTGGCGCCAAAATGGGTGCTTACATTGCTAACCAGCGTCAAAAGGATCTGGTGCAATGCCTGAGCGGTGTTTTCGGTTCTCTGAACGCAAACACCAATGCTTCTGCGTTCTTTGATCTGACCATTGATTCAGCTACTGCTGACACCCCGACTGCACTGTCACCTCGTCACGTTGCAGAAGCTCGCGCTCTGCTGGGTGATCAAGGCGATAAGCTGACTGCTGTTGCAATGCACTCCAAGGTTTATTACGACCTTGTCGAGCGCCGTGCAATCGATTATGTGACTGCTGCTGAAGCACGTCAAACCGCACTTGGCACCGCTGAAGATGCTTTCGGTGGTTCTACCGCTGGCGCTTACGGTGAAGTTTCTGTGCCCACTTACATGGGTCTGCGTGTCATCATCTCTGATGATGTGGAGACTGCTGGCTCTGGTGCAAGCACCGAGTATGGCACTTATTTCTTCACCCAAGGCGCTGTTGCTTCTGGCGAACAAGCTGGAGTGAACATTGAAACTGACCGCGACATCCTCGCCAAGTCGGATGCAATGTCTGTGGACCTTCACTACATTTATCACCCTGTGGGTGCTAAGTGGGCTGTGACCACTGCTAACCCAACTCGTGCTCAGCTGGCAACTGCCACCAACTGGTCTAAGGTTTACGAACTGAAGAACATTGGCATGGTTCGCGCCACCAACGTCTCTAACATGGACTGAAGCTGAGTTTTAGTCATGGGCCTGTTCGCTTTTCGGCGGATGCGTGAACAAGAGGCTGCTGCATGTGCGGCGGCCTCTTTTTGTGTCCCCAAAACAGAAGTAAAAGCCGAGGCTAAAACAGAGCCAAAGCCCAAAAAGCAACGCACCGTAAAACCAAAACTGGAGAAGGCTGATGGCGATAACGATTGATGCAACAATCGGCGGTGCAAATGCAAACAGCTATCTAACGCTGAGTGATGCACAAGCAATCATTGATGGTCTTGTAGAAGACGACAATGTAACTGCATGGGCGTCGGCTACAACCGATCAAAAAAATCGCGCTCTTTACACTGCAACGCAGCGACTGGATCGTGAACGCTATTTAGGTGCTAGGGCTACTGACACCCAAGCACTGCAATGGCCGCGTACTGGTGTTCGTAAACCTGACACCTACATCAATACTTACGCCATTGGCTTTCCGTTCAAAATCACGACTGATTATTACACTGATACGGAAATTCCAGATCAAGTAAAAAAGGCACAAGCCGAACTTGCTGTTTACCTAAACAACAACAAAGACGGGATCGGTCTAAGTGGTCTTGAGGATTACAAGAACGTCAAAATCGGAAGCATTGATGTCACTCCAAATCAGTTTGGTGCTGTCGGTGCAGATCGCATTCCACCAATGGTTGAACGTTATTTGATCGGCCTTAGAATTAGTGGACCAGGCAACATTGCTGTTAAACGGAGCTGATCATGGGTTATGCCTATCCCGGCGCTGAATATATCAGCGATACTGCCGCACACACAGGACGCTTTGGCAAAGTAGTTGCGCTTGAGGATTCAGTGATTGCGACTCTGGTCGCTGAAGACATCACCGGCAATGCACTGACTGCAGTTGTGCTTAAAGCCGATTGTGAAATCTGCGGAGTGATCACAAGCGTTACGCTGACTAGCGGCTCTGTAATCGCTTACAAGCTCTAATCATGGCACATAACAGCAGCCCGATTGATCCTTCCTATAGCATCGGCGCTGACTTCGTGAACAGCACGACGGCGCAAACTGGGCGTTGGAATCGAATTACGATCCTTAAAAACAACTCAAGTTTTTCTGCTTTGACTGCTGAGAACTGGACTGGTAACAGCTTGGTTGGTGAATCGTTGCCTGCTGGGTTTGAAATTCAAGGTGTATTTACAGCGTTCACCCTGCACGGCTCTAGTGCTGTTGTTGCATACAAGATCTAATCATGGCTAAAGCACAAGGCGGCGCAAGCATTGTTGACTGGTCAGTAGGTGCAGAGGTTATTACTGACACGGCAGTTCATACCGGCAAATTTCTGCACATTGATTTTTTTGAGAACAGCACGATCACCGCGATTGTCAGCACAAACGTGATCGACAACAGTTTTGCTGGTGCATCTATTGATTCTGGTGCTCACCTGACGGGTTACTTTACTAGCATCCAGCTTCAGAATGGTGCTTGTATAGCCTACAAGATCTAATGGCTCTAGCTGATTCGCTGCGAAAGGTTGCCAATAAGGCCATCGGCAAACTTGGTGGTGATGTCACGATTCAATTTGTGACGCTTGGGGCTTACAACCCAACAACAGGTCAAGCCAGCGAATCGACGACGACTGCAACAATCAAGGGAGTTGTTGAAGATGTCAGTGCTAGCGAAGTTAATGACCTTGTTCGTGGTGATGACAAGAAACTGACAATCGCCGCTTCTGCCTTAACTTCAACGCCTGGTCTTGACGATAAAGTTTCAATCGGCGGTGAAATCCATCAAGTCGTCAGGATCCAGACCGTTGAACAGGATAATCAAGCGATTGTCTACGAACTGTTCTTGAGGGCTTGATCATGGCACGCAACATCAAGCTTTCACAGATCGGTGACTATTGCGAGGATCAATTCGAGAAGCTTTTGCGCGTGGCAGTTATTGAAACTGACAAGCGTTTAAAGCAGGCAAGCCCAACAGATAGCGGAAGGCTTCGCGCAAGCTGGCAGATTGGTGAAAATACTGCATCAGGTGGCAACAAACCTGAGGGCAAATATCCGTATACGATTTTGCCTGCTGAGCGCATCAATTACACAAAAGAGCGTGTCGGTAATGTCTACAGCATTCACAACAACGTTCCTTACGCTGAGCCCGTTTTGATGGGAACCAATCTGCCGCCATCATGGAAAGGTCGCTGGCGTTCCAAAGGTAATCAAATTGAAAAGGGTTACCCTCTTGTGATCGCTAAGGACATGCAAGACTTTGTGCGTCAAAATGCAGAAAGGATCGGTAGGCAATCATGAGCAGCACTTACAACGACGTTCGCGCAGCGATTGAAAGCAGGATTGCTACTGAAATGGCATTGTCGCCGTCTTACCCTGTTGCCTATCAAAACGTTTCATTCAATCCGCCCAACAATTCGCCTTGGGTTCAAGTGCGTGTCAGTTTTGGTGACAACAATTATGCGACGTTGCAGTCACCATCGACAGGATTTAACAAGCAAAACGGTGTTCTGTTCATCGACATCTTTACCCCTCGTGGAGTTGGTCCCGGCGCAAATTTGACCATTGGAGAACGATTAAAGGATAAATTTGATCGCGCAAAATTCAGCAGCATTATTTTCGACCCTGCATCAGGACCATCAGAAGTAACACCAGCAGCGCCAGAAGACTATTTTCAAACGCAACTAACAGCAAGTTTCTCAGCGTATTTAGACTGAGCACAGCCATTCATTCGCTTTTACAATCATGGCCGTCACCGTTCTGTCCGGTACGTCCGGCGCTCTTTATTACAAGCCCGCAGGCACTACCGGCACGTTCGGTGAGTCCAACGTCAGCGTCGCAAACGATGAAATCACAGTTGCCCCTTACCTTAATTTCAAGGTAGGGGATCCAGTTGTTTTTAGTGTTGTCAATTCAACCACTGGTGGCTCTGGCACCGGAACTTTGCCTGCTGGCATTACTGCTGGCACGACTTATTACGTTATTGCTTACACGGCTGCAAGTGGTGTGCTGCAAGTTTCTGCCACTGCTGGTGGTTCAACCATCACTATTACCGATGATGGCACGGTAGCTTCACCGAATGAATTCCAAGTTGCTTATGCGGAATTTGCGGCTGTCGGACAAGTTCAGTCTTGGAATTTTGAAGTTTCTCGTGCTGAAATTGACGTGACCACCATTGGTCAAACCGCCACGCAGTACAGCCCATTCCGTGCTTACATCCCTGGCTTTGCCGATGGAAGTGGAACTGCAACGGTTTTTGTAACCGATGAAGATGCCGCACTGTCCAACCGAATGGTGGAAGACGTGTTGCAGCGTAATCAAGTTGGTTGTGCTTTAAAGCTTTACACCGACAAGCAAAGCACTGAAGCGCTGAGCCGTAGCATCAGCATGGATGCAGTGCTAATCAGCGCGAACTTCACGATCAATCCTGACGATGCACAGCAAGTGGAAATCACTTTCCGTCCAACTGGCGCACCCAGCTTTGATTTCAGCACTACCACTTGATACGATTGGGTGGAAAAGGAACTGGCCCCGGTTGACTCCGGGGTTTTTTTATGCCTAAAATATCAATTAATTAGAGCATTTTTATGCCTGCTGCCTCGAAGCTGTCTGCGTTAGATCGCCTGAAGAAAGCAGCAAACCTGACGCCAGTCAAGAAAACGATCGCCTTGAGTGATGGCAGTGAGTTTGAGTTTTACCGTACGCCATTGACTATGGCCGAGCGCGAACGTGCTCAAAAGGGAACTGGTGATGATATGAATGCCTTTGCCTTGCAGCTTTTGGTTAGTAAGGCAATGGATGAGAATGGGCAACGCTTGTTTGCTGCTGGCATGATTGCAGAGCTGAAAAATGAAGTGCGTGACGCTGACTTGCAAGCATTGATGCTGGCCGTGATTAGCGACGATGTTGAAGAGGAAGTTGACCTAAAAAACTAAAACAGGAGCTGAAACAGGACAACCTGTTAAGGCTCCAATTTAGTGTGGCAAAAGAGTTGGGATATACCTTGGCTGAAATGAATAGCAAATTGACCTTGGCTGAATTGCTAATGTGGTCGGCTTATTTTGAGCTGTTAAACGATGAGCAAGAGGCGCAAATGAAAGCAGCCCGTCGGCGTCGATAGACTGCAGGAAATGGCTTTGTGAGCAGTGGCTGCCGTAGCGAACGTAGCAATCAACGTTGATTCACGTGACGCTTCCCGCAAGCTTCGCGAAGTTACAAATCGCAGCAAAGAAGTCAGCAAGGCAGCTGGTACTGCATCGTACAATGTTCAAAGATTAGGCGTTGCTTTTCGGTCAACAGTTGCACCTTTAGTCGCTTTAACAGGTGCCGCAACATTTTTAGGACGTAGTTTAGCAGTTTTAGGCAAAAGACAGGCTGACGCGGCAGCATTAGCGAATGGTCTTAAAAAAATTGGCGAAGGCGAAGGAGAATTGCGGCGGCTTCAAAAAACTGCTGATGAGCTGGGCAAAGCGACTTTATTTAATCAAGAAGATTTCGACGCTGGGTTTACCCTTCTCACTTCATTTAGAAGAATTGGGGTTGATACTTATGGACGAGTCGCCAAAGCCGCCGCTGATGTTGCGCAAGTAACTGGTCAGGATGTGCGATCTTCATTGATGCAGCTTTCAAAAGCTCTTGAGGATCCATCAAAACGTGTGACAGATCTTGCCAGAAGTGGAACTGTATTTACTGAACAGCAAAAAGAACAAATCAAAGTTCTGCAAGAATCCGGCAGACTAATTGAAGCTCAAAATTTAATTCTTTCAGAGATTGAAGCTCAATATGGCGGAGCTGCTGAAGCCGCTGGCAAGGCTGGTTATGCAGGTGCCGTTGATTCTTTAGGCGAAAGTTTCAGGGACTTTCAAGAACGTCTTGCTCAAGGTGTTGAGCCTGCAGTGATCAATGCAACTAAAGCCTTAACCAGTTTATTTGACACACTAAACAAAATTCCTCAGCCAGTTGGTCAGGCAGCTTTGGGCGTTGCAGCAGTTGCAACCGGAATTGTTGCCTTGAAAGCAGCGGCATTGGCAGCTATTCCAGCTATTAAATCGCTGTTTCTTTTGCTGGCAGCTAATCCATTTATCGCTTTAGCTGCTGGGCTTACTGCTGCAACAGTAGCACTTGCGGGCTACAGGAACGAATCTGAAAGAATCGCTGATGCAGCCGCTGGCGGCGGTGCTGCAGAAGTACAAGCAGCCCGCACAAAATTACTTGAAACAGAGCAAGAAATCAGCCTAAAAAAAATGGCCTTAGAAGATGCGACAGGACGGAAAGCTCAGCAAATTAGACGTGAACTAAAAAGGCTGCGTGATAACGCAAACGCACTTCGCGCATCCATACCAAAAGTAACAGCCCCAGGCGCCCCGGACCAATCAGGATTAGATCCTCAAATTATTGCTGGAGCATCAAGCTCAAAAGCAGCAGACGACCTGCAAAGAAGGCTTGAAGTAGGAGCATCTATTGAACAACAACTTACAAGAGAAATTGAATTAAGGTCTGCTTCTACAGAGCTGGATCGACAATTATTACAAATTCAATATGAGCTTGAAGATACATTGGCAAGAATTAATAAAAATGCAGCTGATAGCCAGAAAGGGATGCTTGCTAATTTGGCCCAAATGAACGCTGAGCAAGAAAATATTGAAGCAATTCAGAACTCATTTAGTGATTTCTTTAAACAGTCCCAAGAGCAAACAGCAGCTCTTGCTCAAGCTCAAATGCAATTCAGTGAATTTTTTAAAAAAGAAGCGGAGCAAGTGAACGCCCTTGACGATGCTTTGGCAGGTGTTGGTCAAACCTTGGGCAATTCATTGATGAATGCTTTCGACGCGCTAATTAACAAAACCTCTAGCTTTAACGACATCTTGAGTGATACATTAAAGCAGCTTGGATCTTTGTTGATCAGGGCTGGCCTGAATACTCTTGCCGACAGCGGTGGCGCTGGCGGTAGCATTCTTAGCTTCCTAGGTTTCGGGACTAGAGCAACTGGTGGTCCTGTTCAACCAAATGGAACATATCTAGTCGGCGAACGAGGCCCTGAACTGCTCACAATGGGCAATCAATCTGGCTTCGTACACCGCAACACATCCGAAGCAATGGATCGTTATCGCCCTGGCGGATCAAGCGGTGGCGGTGGAGGATCACTAAATGTCAACTACAACGTGACCCAAATCAACGGAATGAACTTCGTCACAGAAGAGCAGTTCCGAGAAGGAATGACGAAAGCCGCTAAAGATGGTGCAAAGATGGGTGAAGCCGGTACATTTAAATCGATGAGGAACTCTCGTTCCAGTCGTGCGAGGGTTGGATTATGAGTTCACTCGTCGGCATCACAACTTTTCTAGTCATTCGGGATTCAAACGACAGAGTTAAGCACCGCTTCCAAAACAGCGAAGTAGGTCGCTTAATTACAAAACGAGACACGAACCCAGACCCAAGAGTGCCGGTCTCAGCGGCTCAGCATCCTTACAGCTATCTCTCCTTCATTTACCAAGGTGCTGCAAAAAACAGAACCGGCGACAACATGGAAGCCCAGTTGGTTTTAGCGCAAAACGAACTCGCCATGCAAAAAGCTTACGCGGCGGTTACTGATCGCTGGAACATACAAGCAACAACCTGCATCATGGATCCCATAAGCTTTACGGTAAAACGTGAACTAACTTCAGAGCACTGGATCGCCGCAAGTATGGTTTACGATCCAGAAATTATTGAAATCACATTGAGCAGCAGCATTGATGCAGTTGGCGTATCTGCACCGCACAAGGTTTTAACAACAGCGCAAGTTGGGGCATTGCCTGTAAGTGCTCAAATCCAAAATATTTGAACCCTTACAAGTTGATTGGTATGAAGTACAGGCTGGGCAGTGATCCAGTCAAACACGGAACTGCTGATTGCCTGTCTTTGGCCAAAACAGTTCTGGCGTACTACGGCATTGAAAGCACCGAGCCTACGCGTGAGTGGTACAGACGGTTACGCCGCAAGGATTATTCAATTTTTCGTGAAGAACTAGAACGCTGGGGTGTTGAGGTTGATAAACCTACAATAGGAACAGTCGCGCTGTGCAAAGCTGATGAAGGTTATGGCATGGCAGTTTATTTTGAAGACGGATGTCTGAGCTTCGTCGAATCGGTGGTGAAATGGTCCCCCACCGAAAACCTGCCGGTCGTCGCGTTTTACTCCAGTACGAAGTAGACCTATGCAATGCAGTCGGTCTAACTACAGACGAATATTGGTTTTTTCTAGACCAAACTGAGGCTTATAACGGAAAACGAAACGAGGAATATCAACATATTCCAGACATTCAAGCAGCTGGCATTGACCCGTTAACTATCGCCATCATCCAGCTTGTTGTCGGTGTTGCGCTGACTGCAGTCAGTGCTTTGCTCGCGCCAAAGCCAAGAGCACAAGATCAACAAAAGCAGTTAGCACTTAAAACTGACGACGCGACAGGTCGCTCTAGGTTTACCCCTCAAAATAGCTTTGGTTCCCTTCAAGAACTAGCAACGATTGGATCGACAATTCCTCTGGTGTTTACCGACAAAGGAGTTCGAGTCAATTCAACACTACTTTGGTCACAGCTTCTAAGCCGCAAGTCGCACCAAGAGTTGAAAGCAGTAATGCTGTTTAGCCATGGCAGAATCGCACGCAACCCAGACTTCGAAGGCTTTGCCATTGGCGACACCCTGCTTAAGGACTACCCCAACGGCAAATTTGCGCTGTATTTCAATGACGGGGGCCCAGGTAGCAACCGCCTTAAGGAGCATCATAAATACCCGCAAGGAACCATAAACAAAGACCAAGACCGAAATGACACCGACATTTTTTCTTTGAAGTGGCACGAAGGATTTAGAAGGCAATGGGAGCCTATTTTTTCTGGCGCGCGTACTCCAGCTTCACAAACTGAGTTTGGCGTCTATTCGCCGTTTCCTAACGGAATGAAATACAAGGTCAATTACGAACTTGTGCTTGTCCAAGACTCTCTGAAGGGGGAGCCTAAAGATGCGGCAAGAGCTAAGAAACGAAAAATTAGCGCTGATTTCCCTATCTACGCTGCTTTAATCTCAAGAAACGATAGCAACAGAACTTTCCAATACCAAATATCAGGCGAAGGCATTGACGAGGATGATTTTGAAGACTTCGGTACTTGGGGCACTGAAGATGTAAGCCAAGCAATCGATCGACGCCGCATTGACGTTGACGAAGCGCTTTCTTCAGGAGAGCAATACACTATTGGCGCGTGTTTGGCTACATGTATCACCGAGACAGGCCGCATTTGGGAGCCAGGTGATACTAAAACATTTACGTTTAAAGTCTCTGAGCATTTTGTTGGGCCAAGCTTAAACGCAGCATTGAGAACGGTTGAACGAGAACCCATTGCAGGCACAAGTGGTCCGTTTGAAAAACCTACGTTATTACGTGCCACTGTCGGCGCAGTAACCAATAACAGAGCGTGTGATGCAACTGAAATCGGTCTGAAATCAGTGGTTTGGCGCAAGATTAACGGCTTTCCAAACGTCAACACTCAGCCTGATGACGACACTATTCAAGAGTTTGAGGATGAAAACGGAAGTATCGCTTTAGGCGGCATCAATAAATATGTCACCCGTCTTAGCTTTTTTGTTTTACAAGCCAGGCCAATAAGCAGCAATAACTGGATTACGCTTGGCGATGACAGATTTTTCGCTGTTCGCGGCCAATCACCCAGAGAGCAGTACAACTATATCCGCATTTACCCAAGTTATCGCGGTCAATACGAATATCGTTTCGTGCCAGTTGGCGGCAATTACGTCTATAAAGACCACAGAAATTCACAAGTTTTTTTGCTTGATGGAATTGGCGATAGTTACTTTGCTGACAAAGGCTACCGAGTATTTTTTAGCGGCGAAAAAGTAACTCTATCTGAGGCGTACACAAACAATCTTGAGTGGATCGTAGGCCCGCCGCCGAAAATAGTACCAGGCAAAGCAACCACTATCAGCCCAACTAGACGCACCGATGCAGAAGTGCCTGGTGAATACGATTGGGTATTTGACGGTAGTGAATATGATATAGGCAGCGGGGCGTTTGATTATGAATACGCCTACATTGAAAAAACGAATGATGCAGGGCAATTCACAGGCGTTGAAAAATACTGGAACGGCAGATCTGTTAGGGATAGTGAAACTGCAAAGTATGAAAAAGGTAATCTAAGGCTAAGGCAAAGAAATCGAACTTTTTACACAATTAAGCGTTACAAGCGTGAGCGTAGTGCTGTTCCTCCAACTAGAAGGGGCACCCTTACCCCTTCAGGTGGATCAGGCAGCGGCTTGACGCTCAACTATTCTTTCTGGACTGTAGTTGGTGGACCAGATGCAGCCATTTGGGATATTAGAAGTGGTGGCCAAGGGTACAAAGTAGGTGATCGGCTAACTTTCCAAATCCCAGGTTATCCGAAAACTTTTGCCATACGAGTTGCAGGCATTGAGGAAGATTTGCAAAGAGTCAAGAATTTGAATCCGCAAAACGCGATCGCAGACTATTACATGTTTGACGCTGAAGAGGGTAGCCACTTCAACGGCCCAGAACATTCAATAGCTTATGTGAACGAATTACAAAGACTTGATTCCGCCGCAACTTATGACAGTCTTGCGATAGCAGGCATCCGCTTATCAAGCGGAAAAGAGTGGACAAGCTTTGGTGAATTTTCTGCATACATAAAAAAAGGCATCAAAGTCGATCGGCTTAATCCCAACGCCTACGACACTGGGTACATAACCCATAATTCTGAGTCTGACTCTTTCCCAGAGATTGCTTATGCCCTTTTAACAAATTCAGATTTTGGCGCTGGGGACACTGTGGGCAAAGACCAAGTTGATGCTTGGGGAATGGCTAAAGCGACCAGATTCTGCGAAGTTAATGGTTTCTACTGGAACGGTGTAATCAGCGAACCACAAAACCTGCGAGAATTTATCTTTAAAAATGCAGCTTTCAACTTACTTGACTTCACCATTAAAGGCGGTCGATTTAGCCTGGTGCCAGCTGTGCCTTACGGCGCAGACTACAGGATTTCACCGAATACCAAGATAAAAGCAAAAGCGCTGTTCACGGACGGCAACATCCGAAAAATGCAGGTGAGCTTCTTAACGCCAGAAGAACGTCAAATGTTCAAAGCCACAGCCCTTTACAGGCAAGACATTGACAACGGTTTTCCAGAAGTTCGATCTGTAACAGTGACTGCAACTACGGACCCCGACGGCAGGCGAATAAGTCAAGGGGAGTTAGACAAACTCCCAGAAGAAACCTTTGACATGAGCGGCTTCTGTAAAAGCCGTGATCACGCGATCAAATTCGCAAAGTATGCGCTTAATGTTCGTAAGTTTGTCTCGCATGGAATCAAATTCGAGACAACGCCGCAAGCTGCAATGGGTCTAGAGCCTGGCGACTACTTTTTCTTGGTCAGCGAAGCAACCCACACCAGCCGCTTCAATACGGGCAGTGTTGCACCGGATGGAACGATTTTTGCTCGTGAAAATCGGCCTGACGGAAACTATGCCGTTCTCCACTGGGAACCCGGAAAAACTACGGTTCAACAATCCACGATGACTATCAGAAACATGAAAGCCGTTCAAGCTAAATTTTTTGGCGGCGTGTTCTGCATCAGAAACAGCACGACAACAAAGCGCATGTATAAAGTCGAAACTCTTTCATACGCAGACGACGGACTTGTCGAGGTGAGTGGTTCGGAAACGCCTCTTAGCAATAGCGGCACACTGCGAATCTTAGAATGGGGTAACGGAGGTTTTACAATCGATGGCTAGCCAACCGATACGGTTTCCGTTTTTGACGCCTACCAGAAGGCAATACACTCCTGGCAGGTATCCCCAGACTGTTTTTGAAGCACAAAACGGAGCGACCTCCGTTATGCGTTTCGCCAGTAAATCGGTTAACGCAAAACTGCAGTTGACCTTTGAGAACATCTCAGACGATGACGCTGATAGAATTATCGACCACTACATCCAGGTCAACGACGACTGGGATTATGCGTTTATTTCAGCTACTGACCCAGTTCTCAAAGGAATGGTCAATGATTTGAGGCAAAATATCGACGGTCAACCGCGTGGTTTACGTTGGCGTTACGCGGAACCACCCATCGTAACCAGCGTGTTTCCAAATGTTTCCACCGTCGAGTGCAATCTAACTGCCTACCTCGATGGCTAGAATTGAAGCACTGGCCACTTTACGGCGCAAATCATGGCTATCTATACAGGACAAAATGGGATCCTGAAATTTAACGGCCAGCAACAGGTCAATATTCGGAACTGGTCTGTTACCACGACGGTTGACACCTTAGAGGTTACGGATCTTGGTGATCGCAAAAGAAAATATATTCCTGGGCTAGAGACGGCGACGGCAACAGCCACAATCATGTATCACGACGACAACGCGACTCTTAGAAACATTCTTGACACGTCTATTAGGTCTAACGCACAGAGCAGTCCTTCCCCCCACAAACTTGAACTCAAGTGGGAAGGTCGAGATCTTGATTTTGAGGCGTACATTACTTCGATAACTATTACTTGCGCTGTCGGCGATGTAATGACAGCTGATGTTAGTTTTCAAATGACTGGAGATTATACGACTATCGATCTGTAATGGCTGTACTACTTGGCGACCAAGGCAGGATAGAGCTGCGCCGTGCTTCTGATTCCAGAACATCGACGGTAGCTTTCGATCTAAACACAGCAGACATAAACGCAACTAAAAACAGATTTTCTTTCACGCCTAACAACGGCGGCCCAATTCCTATTCTTAGTGGAGATCGCATATCCATTAAAGTAGTAGACCCAAGCGGTTTGTTGACTTGGTTCGATGACTATTCAACCCAGCGCGAAGCTACTGTTTATGCGCATGTAGACGCCGCAGGCGGAATCTACTTGTATCACAATTACAGCGAAGCAATTAATGGAGAAACAACAGGTCGCTTGAGCCTATCTAACAACGTAACAATCAGCCCTGCCCATACGATTAAGATTCAAGATGGCATCTACAAAATACTGGGCCAAGTTGTTTCGTATGAATTAAACACAGAAAGAGAAGCTGTTGACACGACATCTCTTTCAGATGATTTCCGAAAGTCTACGTCAGGTTTAATTTCAGGCAGTGGACGCTTTACAGCTTTTTTTGATTACAGACGAAATTCAGGAGATCCTGCATACGAAGGACAGCCAGAAGATCGAATTGAGCTGCCTTTCTACATAAGCCAACTTGTTCTACGCACTGAGCTTGGAAGCGAATTCAATGGCAAATTTTTTGTTGTAACTGAAGGTGCAAAACCTTATGGGTCAGCCGCAACAGTCAATGACATCATTTACTACGAGTGTGACGCTCGCATCACTTCTGCCGCAATAGATTTTGCTGCATCTGAGGCCATCGAGATGACAGTGGAATTTGTAACCACCGGAACTATTCGGCTTCAAACTGAATTTGATGCTCCAGGCAGGGTTCTGCAGAGCAATAACGGGAAAATTCTGCTGGGTCAATATCAAAATACTGGTTTCGGCGCTCTGCTGAAAAACACACCTTAAAGACTGGGAAAATACGCCAAAAGCCTAGAATGGCTAAGTAACGAAGAATCCAGGTCATGTCAGACGTAAGGATTGCAGATCTTCCTGTACTTCTGCAGGCTGACTTAGACGCGGCTGACGTTCTTCCCATTGAAGACACGTCTGCAAGTGAAACTAAGAAGATAACCAGTAAAGAGCTAGTTCAAGGCGGCGTAATCACGCTAATCGACGACGGCGTTATTCCTGGGGCGAAACTTGTAAGTGGCGGCGTTGACACTCTGCAGCTAGCCAGTGACGCTGTAACTGAAATCAAGATTATTGACGGTGCCGTTACCACCGCAAAAATTGCTGATAGTTCTGTAACTACCGCCAAGTTTGCAGCAGGTGCAATCGATTCAGCTGCGATTGCAACCGGGGGCGTTACTACTGCGAAATTAGCTGATGCCTCAGTCACCAATGTAAAACTTGCTGTTGACGCGGTAGCGACCACCAACATTTCGGACGACAGTGTTACAAGTGCAAAAATTGCTGCTGGTGCAGTAGACACAACCGCTTTAGCAGATGATTCTGTAAATAGCGCAAAAATTGCAGACGACGCAGTTGGCACTACTGAAATTGCTAATGATGCAGTCACAGCCGACAAAATTGCCGCCGGTGCGGTTGATTCAACAGCCATTGCAACAGATGCTGTTACTACAACTGAAATTGCGGACAGCGCAGTAACTGCAGCAAAACTTAGTGCAGGTGCAGTAACAAGCACAAAGTTAGCATCTAACTCCGTTGGTAATGCCAACATAATTGGTGGGACTATCGGCTTTGAAAAAACTAATTTTGCTGATGGCTCAGTCCCTGGCGCAAAACTCACTGATAGTTCTGTAACAGCTGCAAAACTAGCTGCTGATGCTGTAACCGGCCCAGCCATTGCAGATCGCGTAATTGGCGCAGTAAATATTCAACTCAACTCCATCACTAATGCAGAGCTTGCTTCAAACTCTGTTGAAAGCGCTGAGATTGCAAATAATGCAGTAACCGAAGACAAGATCAACCTTTTAGCAGTTACTACTGGCAAGATTGCAGATGGCGCAGTAACTGATGATAAAGTTGCCACCGGCATCGCCGGTTCAAAACTTACAGATGACAGCGTAACTGCTGCGAAAATTCCTACAGCATCCCTGGATCGTGGACTAGACAAGACTTCAGGCAGTATTGGACACACGAATAGCGTCACCCCAAACACAACTTCTGGGATCACTTTTGACGCGCAAGGTCACATTACAGCTACGACTGCACTTGTCGCAGCTGATCTTCCTGAAGCAACTTCTGCTGCTATTGGTGCAGTTTCAGTTCCAACTGATTCTGGTCTAACCGTAGATGCTGCCGGTCAAATCAGCATCGACAACACCGTCACTGCTGCAACCGCGCCGTTAATTACTTTTGACGAGCACGGTCTAATCACTGGCTCTAGTTCTTTAACTAGCGCCGATCTTCCTCTTGCTACTTCGACTGCAGCTGGTGCGGTTATCGTTCCAACAACTTCTGGCTTAGAAGTTGACGCTTCTGGCAACATCTTTATCCCAGATCAAGCTCAGATTGCAAATGCCGCAACATTTACCAAAGTAACGGTTAACGAGCAAGGAATTGTCACTGCTGGAACAACTCTTGCTGCAGCTGACATTCCAGACATCAGCGCTGCAACATTGACAAGCGGCACTCTTCCAGCTGGCCGCATTGCAAATGATTATGTAACCGGCGCAATGATGGCCGATAGTTCGACTGCCAAGTTTGGCGGCGCGAACGATAGTGGCGGCATTGTCGTTTTCCCCAGTGCAGATTACAAAGGTCAGTTCT